CGACAGAATTATTTCAGGGTTCCTTCACATCTAATTCCATTTCAGTGAACGGAACCTCCAACCCAAGGTCACAACCCTCACCAAACACCTTCATTATATGATGCAGTTGATTACTGTAAATCTGACCTTCGGTGTAATCTGTGCGAAAACGCACAGTAGACCTGAGTAGAAACCCTGTGTTAGCTGTTTTGTTCAAATCATTCAGTGCAGCGGCGCCTGTTGCTGTCAGTGTAACGTGGACTGTATCGTTTGGATGAATTTTCATTGCACACCCGCTGCCTTCAACGCCGCTATAGCCCGAAGAACGCTCAGATATTCCATTTGATTCATCCTTACACCAGAGATATCCACGCACACATCAATTGCTAGCTTTGCAGCCGCTTTCAACGCACGAATGTTCTGGTGAATTGAGCCAACATCAGGGTGACCTTCTTTATCAAAGCTGAACTCATTAGCGTATGCGTACCTTGCTGCTCTGAGTTCAGTGATCTGGGTTTGTAACTTCGCACAACCTCTGCTTAGATCAGAAGCACATCTTTCGGCACTGTAATAAGCGGCCTTGAACTCATCACGTTCTTTAGTCAAAGACTCTATCTCAGCCTTCATTTGTTCAACAATTGCACTCACTTTCTACCTCCTTGTTAATCTGTTCATTCAATTCTTGCTGTTCTTCTGGTGATAAATCCACCATCTGAACGTCCGTCCAAGTATACGTCAACCAGTCCTTCTTTTGTCTAGGTGCTGTCGGATTTCCAATCCTATCTCGAATCTCTACAGAATTTATTACATATCCAATAAGCTCAGTACATCCGTAGTAATCAATATCAGAGTTATCACAGGAGTAATCCGGTGGTTCTATATTCAGGTCAACATCTAATTCTACCCTGTATTGAGCTTTTGATGTTTCAATGTGGAGTGTTTTACTATAGATCATTCTCCGTATCCCGTAAGTTGAGCATGTTGTCCTGTCCATCCACAATCAAGACAACGCGAACGCGAATCCGAATCTTGAACCTTCACTGAATGGCAGTAATGCTCACCTGTGTTAGCCATGAACTCCTGCTCGTGAGTCAGCGTAACCTCTGTGCTTTCGCAGTTTGGACAGGTGTATTTAGCGATTACATTCTTTTGTTTTTTTGTACTCATTTTGATTTTCCTTATTTAATTCCGTGGTGCGCTTCTATTGCTCGGGCAGCTTTATGCATAGATTTGCTGTCTGCCGGGCAGTAAGGGTTTCCTGTGCTAAATGTCTTTTCTCGCAAAGACTCAATCTGCGCATCACTCAGTGGTACTGCCACTTGCTGCGCCCTAGCTTCTCCGACTATTGCAAACAGATCATCAAAATCAGCCGGGGCATACCCGCGCCTCTTACAGAAATCCATCAACTTGCACCACAGCCAATTACCATCGGGTGCTGATACAGTACTACAATTCATAAGTCTATCTCCTTTAAGTTAACTTCAATTCTACTACAGAAGTGCTTCTTCCGGTACAACTTCAGTCTTAATCTCTGTTGATCTTTTGATAGCATAATCGCTGTACTCTGTGCAATCGGAGGTGTTAACGGGTATTTCAGGCTAGGAAAGGGCCAGTAAGGATCGGTCATATTAACTCCTGTAAAAGTGATGATTCCCGATCTTAGCATACAGCCGAGGATTTTTTGATTTCATTTTGCATTTAGCACAGAATTTATTCCCAGTAGTCCATTTTGGCTGTACCTTAATTGAAGCAGCATGATAGAAGATCACCGAAGGTGGCAACGAGGGCTTTAAACGACCTGTAGCAGCCGCAAATGCTAAGGTTGATACTTCCATAGCCACCTTGCGTTCTAAGGCGTTAGAGGGCGTTTTAATCATCGTCTGTCCTTTGCGTAAATGGTTCCTGTAACTGAATTGATATTTCTGATGTATCACGCCACAATAACTGTCAGGATAATTCTTGTGAATCTTCCTGTTGTGTATAACATCCAGTACAGCCACCTTTCCTTCTAGTGGTTCACTAGCAGCTTCGAACCAAAGTGCCTCGCTCAAGCACTGAGTCTCCTTGATGATGTGGAGTTGTTCTTTTGGTGTAATCACAGGAACACTCTCGTGTTTATTCTGCAATGAACAAAAGGTCAATGAGAGTACAACTGATGCTCCAATGATGAATTTATAAGGAATGTTTGATTTTTGCATATTAATTGTATTGTTAAAGGGATAAAGTCTAGCACAAATCATTGAACTTCAGCACTACGTAAGTTAAATCGTAGCTAACTGTTGTTTCTGCACAACAAATCCACTCCTACTGGACTATTTACGTAAATGTTGAAATTCTAGCATTCCTGTGCTACAATCCGATTTATCGGAAATACGGAAGTTTTGTAAGTTATAGATTAATTACTTAATACTGTATAACTGAAGTATAACGTAAGTTACAACATACGTATAGCGACAGTTCTACGTATGTTACACGCAACATTCATCCTAAGGAACCAATGCAAATTCAACGAATCAACAAAGCCTATTGTATGACGGAACAACACAAGTTAGAGCTACAGCAGGTCCTACGTTCATCTCTTGGGGATGCTTCCTTGGCTGAGTACGTTTATCTGGCGTTTGAGCTAGGCGCATCGTTCCAGAACAGCACAGAAAAGAAAGTTCCTGTTCTTTTGCAGAAGATCACTTAACCGTGTTAACATTCGTCCATCGCAACTAATTAAGGAACTCAAATGCCAACAGTAACAAAGCACACATCCAACAACCTCGTGACTGTCTCCTATCCAGTACGTGAGGCTGTTCTTGATATTACCCACGCTGAACACGCGTTGATCTTGGCATTCAGTACAGAGAAGGTGAAAATGATTAAGTTCATTCGTGCGCAGTACAATCTGGGGTTGTACGATGCTAAACAAGTAGTTGATACTGTGATTGCATCTGCTGAGGTTAAACCAGAAGTGCAATTGCAGAGTAGCGCAGCAGAAACAGAAGTTGACTGGAGTACAGTCAAAGAAGGTACTTTGATTTATGTGAAGGATTACCTCTATGAAGATTGGCACAATCGTGAGTTCATCAGGTACAATCCTGATAGCGTGTTCAGCTTTATTTGTAAGTCCAGTGACGATGATACAGAGTGCTCATGGCAGAGAGCTAAACTCATCGCTTACTAATTAACAGTATTAAACTAAAGGATTAACATGAAATCAACCACAATCTCTACAACACGTTTTAACCGATTTAAACACCACATGGCTACATTGGTATTAACCGCAGTCCTAGCATGCGTTCTGGTGGCTCCTAGTGCGTCTATGGCAGCTTCTGGTGTAGCTAATCTTCCAGATACAGCCTTCGCTAAGATGTGCTTTACAGTCTCTGGTCTAGTCTACAATTTAGTCCAAGTCAAGAATGAGAAACTAGCTGTGCAGAAGTACGAGGAATTGATGGAAGAATCCGAGGGTGGTGTAGCATTTAAGGCATCTGTCGAAGAAATGTTCTATTACGGAATGAGCAAGCGAAATATTTACAAAGGTGATAACTTGAAGAGTTTACTGATGCTACAATGTCCATCAATTTTTAGAAGTAATAGTAACTAACAAAGGAACATAATGAAAGTCCAGATCAAACGCACATACGTAGCCAACGATGGTACTGAGTTCAGTACGTTGAATGATTGCAAGAAATACGAGAAGAATATGTTCACTAAAGCTGAGATTGACTACTTGAAAGATAAACTCAGTTTGATTATTCAGTTCCATGAGTGGTCAATGAAAGAGCATAAAATCCGTGCAGAACGGTTGAAGAAAGCTGAAGATCAGTTCACGTCAAAAGAAGAGTTTAATACTGTAGGTAAAATGCGAAAAGAACTCAAGAAGTTAGCTGAAATCCAACGAAAGATTAAAAGGATGCGTTGATGTCCATTAGAACTAAGTTTGAACTGATCTGTACTTCGTTCGATAAGCGCGGGAATGTCATAGCTACACGCCCGAATTTATACACGAAGTCAAATCCGTGGCAAAAGGAACTTTCAATCAAAGTAGGAATGTCCGATCAGCGCATATTCCTCCATGCTGAAATAGCTTGTTTACTCGCTAGTAGGAACTTTAAGGTTCATTCTTTGCTAGTACAGCGGTTCAATAAAGCAGGAGAACCAGCTTGTGCTTGTCCGTGCTTGAGTTGCAAGTTAGCTATAGTTCAAACTGAGGTTAAATACGTCCAATACACCTCAGAGTGTGGTATAGTTCAGGTTAACCCAAGAGACTGGGTGATTTAAACAAAGGAGAAACTGATGGAAATTATCTACAAGGCATCTACTGGACTTGAGTTCAATAGTGCAGCAGCTTGTCAATTGTACGAATTGTGGCAGGACTCTCCTGAAATGGGTTGGCCTGAGTTTATTATTGCAAATATCTCTCGGATCAATGAAATAGTTCATGGAAGTACTGTAGAGATTGAGCAAGGGAAAGTACAATCCGATAAAACTGAAGCGTCTAATAAAACTGAAGAAACAGAAGTTGATTGGAAGACAGTCAAAGAAGGTACTTTGATTTGTGTTCGAGACAACAAGCATGATTATTGGCGAGAGCGTATATTTATGGCATATGACCAATATAAATACTATAGGTTTATATGCAAAGATGATTTTGAAGGTTCAACTGGCTGGAAATATGCTAAACTAACGCGATCATGATTAGCACTAGAACAAAAACACAAGACATCCTACGGTGCAACACACCCTACGGGAATATCTCGCAGGGTATCCAGAGAAAGATCGTGTTCGTTTGCTCTGTTGGAATGCTGAGAAGTCCTACGGCTGCTGCAATAGGCTCTAAGCTAGGGTTGAACACACGTTCATGCGGCAGTTCAACCTTGGCTCTGATTCCGTTATCTGCGAATTTAATCCGTTGGGCTGATCGGATTGTGTTCATGAACAATGAAAACTTTAGACAAGCTAAGAAGACATTCAAAGAGACAGAATTCAAGGAGGATCTTGAAGAGAATTCACTGGTATGGAATGTTCCAGATATTTATAATTATATGGATGATGGATTGGTTTATATCCTCGAAACACAAATTAAGGAGTTAGTATGAGAATTAAAGTCATAACAAAAGATCACGGTGAGTACGATTCGGACTTGATTAAAGATGCAACCTATGAAGACGCTCTTAATCTTATTGAGGTGGTAGCTAAAGGAGGAGCTTCTCATTTAGACTTCCCGTACAAAGAAGGTAAAATCTTTTTTACTGAAGAAGTACTCAAGACTTCTGTGTTTGTTGTAATGAAGGATGAAGTGCAATCACTGCAAAATCAAATTGATAGTTTTAGACTATAAACTACTATGCCAACTAAGCAACAAAACGACGGACTGTACATGGGCATAGCTTATCTATACGCTAAACTATCGAAAGCTAAACGTAAGAAAGTGGGAGCGTGTTTAGTCACAGAGCATGGGGTAGTACTAGGGGGTTACAACGGAATGCCTGTAGGCGGTTCTAACGAATGTGAACAACTAGAAGATCAGCCATTTCCACACAAGCCAAAGCTCGTTACTAAACCAGAGACAATTCACGCGGAATTGAATTGTGTACTCAAAGCTGCAAAGGAAGGTGTGTCGTGTTTTGGTGCTACAATCTACACTACATTGTCACCGTGTGTTCCTTGTTCAGCTATGCTGATTAACGCCGGGATTAAAAGATTAGTCTACGGGGAGTTATACAGGGATAAAACTGGTGTAGAATTACTTTTGAACAGTGGTGTTCAAGTAGAACAAATGGAGGTTGAATGAAAGTCTATGCATTGGTAAGTAACTACTGTGATGGATATGATGAATGGGAACACATCATTGATCTCTATCTGGATTTTGATGATGCGCTAACGGATCAATTAACCCTTGAAGAAACCAACACAGATTCCAGTCAATCTTGGACTGTAAGAGAAATGGAAGTAAAATGAAAGATCAACAAAAAGAGCTTCTGTTCTTTGTATTAGTGGTTATAATCTCAGTTGTATCATTTGTTGTTTTGGTTAGTTAAGTATTAATAGGAGATTTAAATGCATAAAGATAAGCCAGTACCTCACGTTCACGCTGAAGTAATCCACGCTTGGGCTGATGGACAGGATGTTGAGTGGTCATTTAATGGTTGTGACTGGGTTACATCTAATGTTAACTTTGGTGAGACTTTGAGTTGGTCGCCTAAAGTTAAATACAGGGTTAAGCCCACGCCACCAAAGATTATCGAGCTTTACGCCAATGCCGATCTACAGTCAATGCCTACTATTTTTGGGCTTGTAAATGCAGAAGATATTGTAGGCAACTTCAGTAATAAGTTCATTTCAACGGATAATCTTAAATTGAGTTTCTGTCCAGTAGCAGGTATTCTTATTGCAGCAGAATTGGTTAAACACGAAAAGGCAGATGATAATGGGTGAACTGAACAAAACACCAGCAATCAACCGCAAAAATCTAGCTGCAATGATGGCTGAGTTATCTCCAGATTATCTAGTGTATGAATGCTCAGATATGCTTGATATTTTTACGCAAGTAGTCGAGCAGTTAGTCAAAGAAGGACATACAATTGCACTTGATGGTTTTGGGAGTTTCAAGCCCAAGAATAATCCAGCATTTACTACAGCTAGCTTAAAGACTGGTACATTAGAGATGGTAGAATATCCCGGTAGCACGACGATGAAGTTCACTGCTGCACCATCACTACAAGATCGTATTAAGGCTTATACAAAGGAGAAGACTAATGCAATTACCTAAGATTAGATTCAATTGGCAAACACCTACCCTGTATAAGTACGCAGGGTTGTACTTGACAGTGAACGGAAAACGCTATCGTATTATTAAGATTGGGAATTATTAAAATGAATGCAATTGAAGAATACAACCTAGCTAAGGTACGTTTTTATGCTCATTTCAAATACACGGGTTACGACTACGGAATTGAAGATGAAACTACTGTGTACTGGAGTATTGATGACAATGAAGTACATTGGGGAGCTTATGAGAATAATCAATCAGAGTATTCAAACGAAGTACGTGCAGTATATCGTACAGATGACTTAACCATGCTTCTTGTTTATAACTGTCAAGGTGAGAGATATTTACAGGTATTTGATAATAGTAAGAAAAGGGAAGTATAATGAAAGTGAAGTCCAATAAAGTTCCACTTAATAATCTATCACGAGAGATTCCTCTTGAGGATTATCTGTACTTCAACACCAAAGAAGACGAACGTGAAGCCAAAAGTTCAATCGGTGTTGAATACAAGATACAAAACAAGGAATATTCGGGTTACAATACAGACTCTTACTTCAGTAATTAATTCACCCTATACAGAAAGAACATATGCAAAATTCAGCCCAGTCAATTCAAGATACTCAGTCAAATACACTGTACGTTCATGCATACACGATCACACGTAGTCCTACGAGCTTCCAGAAGTTCAATGTAGTGGCAGTAGACCGTAAAGGAGAACTACTGGCTACAGTCCAAGTTGATCTGGACTTTGAGAATGCAGCCCTAATGGTAGAAATCTTGAATGAATCAGGAGATCAGGAATGAAGATTCAATTCACAGATGACGCAGAGGAATTCTATATGTACAGCGGACGGGTTTACTCGCAGGACAAAGAGAAAACTCCAGCGCCAGCTAAAGAGCAGTATGAACCTTCTGATAAGAAACGGATTAAATCCAAGAATAACTACCAAGAGCAACGTAAACTCAAGAGAGGTGAACAATGAATTTTGATGTGATTAAATACTGGGATTCTATCAGGGCTAAAACGGGTGATTCCCGACAGTGGGACGATCTTGGATTGCAGAATCAACAGCTAGTTATTGATTCGATTAATCGTTTGATTCATGTTCTTTCAACCGATCCAAAGGCTCAAGATGCGTCTTCATGATATCGACATAATTCTACGTGGGTTGTACCAAGGGTTACATGGACAGTACAACAAAGAAGAGGTTATACGGGCAATTCTCTGGGCGTATGATCTTGGGTTTACGGATGGGAGGCAGTGACTATGAACCTTAAACAAGCTGCTATATCCTTGATTGCACGGTGGAATTCACCCAAGTGGAAAGACCAAGAGTGTACTGCTGGCTTTATCTCCAGACTTGACGACGCTGTTCTGGAGTGTAATCCACTGGATTATGAAGTGATTGAAGCTGAGTTCTTCAAAAAGGAAGGTATAGCGGATACACAGCTTGACTCCAGTTTTCACTCATTCGTTCAAGGTGTAATATTCGCGGAGAGAATGCACGGTGTTACGGAAGATAAAGTACACCTCTATCACGATAGTGACTGAAAAGAAAGCCCAATGTTCTAACGGATGTTGGGCTTTTGTTGTTTCTGAGACTTCATTTGAGGTATACTCTAATTTTAAACGAAAGGTAAATATGATTCAAGGATATAAGCCCATGTTAGCCACACAGATTGACGACTTGAGTAGTCTTAGTTATCCTCTGTATGTGAGTAAAAAATTAGATGGAATTAGAAGCACGATTTTCAACGGAGTAGCGTACTCACGTAGTCTTAAGCTGATTCCTAACTTGTCAATTCAGAAATGGGCTAAGGAAAATGCAGCTTGTCTTGAAGGACTTGATGGTGAGTTCATTGTGGGTTCACCTACGTCTGAGGCAGTCTTTCGTGATACAACGAGCTTTGTGATGTCGATTGATAAAGTAGGTGAGTTCCAGTTCTTTGCTTTCGATCAGGTACATGTTACAGCGCCAGCAGAAGAACGTCAGAAGGCGCTGGAGGCTCTTCCGGTGATTCCTAGGGTACAAGTACTAGAACAGACTTTGGTACAGTCTGAAGCTGAATTGGAGGCTTATAGGACGGTTGCTGTGGATTTGGGCTACGAGGGCGCGATGGTGAAGAAGGTTAAAGGTAAGTACAAGTTCGGTAGGTCTAGCGTTAAGGAAGGTTTGCTACTGAAAATGAAATTGTTTGAAGATTCTGACTATGAAATTGTCGGATACGATTGTAAGTACCATAACTCGAATGAAGCTAAGCTCAATGAGCTTGGTCGCACCGCACGTTCAACCAGTAAAGAAGGTATGGTGGCACTGGATACATTGGGAGTGTTGTATCTGCGTACACCTGAAGGTAAAGAGTTCGGTTGTGGTAGTGGTTTTGATGATAAAACTCGGGATGAACTGTGGGCTGTGCGGGGCAGTTTGGTAGGTAAGTTAGCTACCGTTAAATATTTCGATGTTGGCGGCTATGAAACCCCACGTTTCCCAGTTTTCAAGGGAATTCGTGATAAGATTGATCTTTGATTAACTAGGAGATAAAATGACTCGTATCAACGTAGTACAACCTTCGGAATTGACTGGCAAGCATCTTGTCGCAGAGGTACACGAAATCACGCGCATCTTTGGTTTAGCACGTAAAGCTCAGTACGAGATTCACAAGAAGAAGATTCCGAATGAGTACACGTTAGGCACGGGTCATGTGTTGTATTTCTACGACAAGCTCAAGTATATCACCGAACGGTACAACTCCCTTTGTACCGAAATGAAAAATCGAGGCTACGTCTGTAATCGCGTAGAGCAAGCTGAACTAGAACGAGGAATTGATCGGAGTTTATTTTGGGATTACAAGGTAACTGATACTGCATTGGCGTTAAACCGTGCTAGAATTAGCGAACGGTTAGCTGATAGTGCATCTAAGAAACAACTTAAAGTAAAGGATAAGAAATGAGTGAAGCTATGAAAGATAGTACTAGCCGGAATAAAGACGATGAGGACATTTTCCTTTGGTCTGACGGAACTAACTGCTATCGTTATGAGGCAGATTTAATGAAACATATGAGTGATGATTACTGCGTTTTGTACTTTGGTTCAGATGACTATAACAATTACAATAGCATTGAGGAACTAGCATGAGTAATGAAGATGCTTCTCCAAAACTCCTTGTAAACCGTTGGCTGTGCAAAGACGGTTACATCCTTCAATCAAAGCACCGTTATGACTACGTTGACCACGTAGATGCTAACAACGAATATTCGGCAGTTGATGGTGGTACAGTTTACAGTCGTGTATCTGGTGAGCTTACAAGCCTTTGTCTATACACTGACGATGAACACGCAGAGATTCGCATGTTCTTCTGTTGGGGTTCCTTCTTGAATGATTACCGCAGTGAGAAAGTATGGATTCCTTTGTTTAAGCTCGGAGATTCGCACATTCAAGCAATCATAGAGACTCAGAATCATATTCCTGCTCACATCAAGGAATTGTTCTTAAATGAGATACAATTCAGGAAGCAACACGGAATTACCGTAGAAGAAACCACTAAAGATTAAGGAGATTACTATGGGACTAGATAGTTATATTTATCGTGTACATAAGGAAGCAGTTAAAGCATTTGTTGATTTCAATTTAGATTCCAATAAATACAAAGTAGAGGAGTTCGCGTACTTCCGTAAGAACTCAGCTTTGCATTCCTTTTGTGGAGAATTCTACTGGGCTTTCGGAGGTACAGATAAAGAGTTCAATGGTTGCAACCTTCATCTAACACAGAGCATAGTCAGAGAGTTACGACGACGACTGGACTTGGGTAATTTAGAAGGGGCTGATGGATTTTTCTGGGGCTCAATGACAGAATTAAAGTACGAACAGCTTTCTACTATAACGGATGATATTTTGAAAGCATACGAAGATGATGCTAATTACGTATTTATTTATAATGGGAATTATTAATGAGTAAATACAATGTAATTGACTTTTCTAGTATCTTATCTTACGATGAAAGAAGTCCCAGTTGTCTTTTATGGAAAATCCAACCTGCATATCATATTAGAGTAGGCGATTCTGCTGGTTCAGTTTCTTACAATAAAAGATACTGGGATGTACTATACAAGAGAAAGCACTATTTAGCTCATCGAGTTATCTGGTGCTTACATTTTAAAAGTATTGATAGCAGTTTAGTCGTAAACCATATAAATTGTAATCCTCTAGACAACAGAATTGAGAATCTTGAGTTGTGTTCTATCAAAGAAAATAATCAAAGAACTAGTCTTATACTGTACAATAAAGTTTCTAAAAGCAATACTACTGGCTGTAATGGGGTACATCGTATGTGTTCTTTTAACAAAGACAAGACTATTGAATATGTCTACTACGTTGGTTGTGTTACTGTAAATGGTAAACTAGATAGGAAATTATTCTCAGTATCAAAATTTGGAGAATGCACTGCTTTTATTTTAGCAAAAGAGTGGAGAGACAGTAGAATTCAAGAATTAGAAAAAGAAGGTTATATTTCATTTTCAAAATAATCGGTGCCTCTTACCCCCATCAAGAAGGGTTAACTGATGTATACTCTAGTTTTAATTAAAGAAGCATTTATATGCTTTACACATCAAGGAACTAAATGAATATTCTAGACAAAATGCCCAAGAATTTAATACAGATTATGCTCAAAGAAGGTCTAGTATTTTACTTGGGTTCAAACAATGAAGGTATTTATTTGGACTTACAGACAGGAATGAAGTCCCACGCTTATCTGTACTATGAAAATGATAAGTACTTATTGCGTATGCGTTACAATAACGAAGCTACAGTAGAAACACTAGAAGATGTTGCTTATTGGATTAAGGATTGTCTACAAGGGCGGGCCTTTATGAACGGATCATGGGCCTCTATTGTAGATAAAGGATTTGAACCAGTGGTGGAATACAGTGCAATTTAAGGAGGACTAATGAGTAAGTTCAGTAAAAATCAAACTGAAGGTGAGCTTTTATATCACACTGCTTGCATTGGAGATAACTGTAATAGTAGTGATGCTATGGCAGTTTATGCCAAACCACATGAAGATAAAGAGACAACAATTGATGCGTATTGCTGGAGTTGTCATAGTTATTTTCACCAATCTAAACTTGAAGAACATGGAGTAAAAATGCAAGAACCCGAACAGAAGTACACCGAAAAAGAACCAGTTGATTTTAGTTCAATTGAAGCACTGGATTGTCGCGGTTGGAAAGACCGTGGAATTACAAGTATTGTTTCTGCAAAGTACGGAGTACGCACTGAACTTGAAAATAAGTACGATGTTGTATCTCGACATTATCCAATTACTGCTGATGGTAAAATTGTCGGATATAAAAAACGAACAACACCAAAGACATTTATTGGTATTGGTAACACGAAAGCAACTAATGAATTCTTTGGTCAGAGTGCATTTCCTTCATCTAATAAGTACTTAGTTGTCACTACGGGTGAAGAAGATGCAATGAGCTTTGCTGAAGTCCTACGTTCAGGTAAAGATAATACTGAATACTGGACGCCTTGTGTATCAGTTACTGCTGGTGATGGTAGTATTATTAAACAGTTCAAAGCGAACTATGAGTATCTGTGTTCTCACGAAAAGATTATCTTAGCATTCGATAATGATGAACCCGGTCAGCGATACATGGAAGAGGCTGCTAGACTTCTACCTCATGGTAAAGCGTTTATTGCCAAGTTTCCAAAGGATGCTAAGGATGCAAGTGATCTGTTGAAAGAAGGTCGTATTTCTGAATTAAAACAAGTATTCTGGAAAGCTGAACCTTTTAGTCGAGTAGATGTGTTGCACTTAGAACAAATGTGGGATGACTTTGAACAAGAGGATTCTAATGTTAAAATTCCATTTCCACCAGCTTGGAGTCATCTGAACGAAATGATCAACGGAGGAATGGAACGCGGGGAAATTACAGTGGTTGGTGCATTGACATCAATTGGTAAATCAACTATTATCTCTAACATTGTGTATCACCTTATTGAAAACACTAGCTTCAAAGTTGGCGCTATGTATCTTGAAAGTACAAAACGAGAAGTAGTACGCGATTTACTCTCACTTGATTTAGGAATCAATCTCAGGACTGTTGATCGAAGCACTTTAGATATGTCTTCACTTAAGCATAAATTTACAGAGGGTTTAGTTAAGAAAAATCAATTTGTTTATGTTGACCATCAGGGTAGTATTGGTACTGAAGAGATTTTTGATAAACTGAATTACTTAGCTAAAGCAGAAGGGTGTGATGTGATAATGATTGACCCTATCCAATGTGGTGTTAATAGTAGTGATAACGCCGCAATTATTAACTTTATGGATACATTGTTGAAATTTGCAAAAGAGACAAATACATGTATTGTTGCAGTATCACACATGAAAAAACCATCAGAAGATAACCCTCACGCTGTTAGTGAATATCAACTTATGGGTAGTTCAAGTATTAATCAAATTGCTTTTAATACTATTCTGCTGTCAAGGGATAAACTTAATATTTGTCCAATTAAAAAGTCAAGTACAAAAATCCAGTTAGTAAAGTGCAGAAGGACTGGTAATACGGGTGATGCTGGATGGTTAGCTTATGATCATAAAACTACACACATGATGGCGACATCTAACCCTTACATTGAACAGACGGTGGGTACTATTGAGCAACAGAAGCAATCCGCAGACAATTCCTCAGTTGTAATTGATTTTTAAGGAGTAATAATGGTTTTTAACAAAGGTATATCAGATATGCCAAGTACAAGTAAATCTTATAGTACTTGGCATAGTATGATTAGGAGATGTTACAGTGAGGTTTATAAAAAAGCAAAACCAACGTATAGGAATACTCAAATGGATAGCGAATGGTTGACATTGAGTATTTTCAATAATTGGTTTTCAGATAACTATGTAGAGGGTTGGCAACTAGATAAAGATTTAGTATCTAATTTTAGTAACTTATATTCTTCTGAAAATTGCTGCTTCTTACCTAATGAGATCAACTCAGCTTTACATTTTGACATGGGTACTAATAAACTATTTCCCGGAGTATCATTTAAATCTCAAACTAATAGATATATTGCTCAGTATTCAAGAAATGATATAAATGGTAAACGTAGAAGTATTCATTTATTGTCTAGTGACAATCCATTTAAGTGTTTTCTTGCGTATAAAGAAGCAAAAGAAGCGTATCTTAAAGAGTTAGCCGTAAAATACAAAGCATTGCTTTCTGATATGGCATTTCAAAAACTTAATGAGTTACAAGTTCAAGAAAGCTATAAATCAACAAAAGTTTAAACAAAGCCCACTTTGGTGGGCTTTTCTTATGGTAGAATGCATTCTTAACTAAAGGAGAAATATGGGTAAGTACAAAGACTTCATCTATGACTTGGAGACTTTTCCGAATGTTTTCACATTTTCTGCAATTTATATGAACGGTAAAGGTGGAGTTGCATTTGAGATTTCTGACCGTAAAAATCAAATTTCAGAAATGTTGGAGTTTTTACGCAATATAAAACGAACAGGGTGTAGGTTAGTTGGTTTCAACAATATAGGGTTTGATTACCCTGTACTGCATTTTATTTTGAATAAAGCCAAGGATGCTTTTAAGCGAAATAAACCAGTGAAGATTACTGCTAATCAAATCTACAATGAAGCAATGCGTTTGATTAATAAAACTGGAGATGATCGTTTTGGTTCTAAGATTAAAGATTCAGAAGTTATTATTCCAGAAGTTGATTTATTTTTGATTCATCACTTTGATAATAGAGCACGTAGTACAAGTCTAAAAATGCTAGAGTACAACATGAGATCGGACAACATTCAGGACTTACCATTCCCTGTTGGTACAGAACTGAACTCTAGTCAAATTGATGTATTACTCAAGTACAACATGCACGATGTTACCGAGACATTGAAGTTCTATAACTTCTCAAAAGATGCTCTTAATCTACGTGAAGAGTTAACTGATCTATTCGGATTTGACTGTACTAATTTCAATGATACTAAGATTGGTAAGCAGTTGTTTATTAACAGTATCGAGAAAGAGAAACCCGGAGCATGTTACACTCAGACTGAGCGAGGTCGTAAGATTAATCAAACTAAGCGCGAGTTCATTCAAATCAAAGACTGCATATTCTCTTATGTGGAGTTTCAACGTCCTGAATTCAAAGCTGTACTTGAGTGGTTTAAGAAGCAAACAATTACTGAAACAAAAGGAGCGTTCTCTGATATTGACGAGGGTGATCTGGGTGATCTATCTAACTATGCGGAAATGGTCATTAAGCGTAAGAAGTTCAAAAGTAAACCAACTGAATTTGATTTAGTGGAATTCATGAAAGAACATAATAAAGGTTGGGTTGATGTTGAAGAATTGAAAGCCACCGAGTACGTATTTGATGCAGATGGTAATCATGTATTAGAACAAGTATTTGACGAGTTCGGTGAACCCAAGGGTAAACCAAAGAAGAAGCGAACACCTAAGTTATCTTACTGGGGTTGCTGGAAGGTTGCTGAGACACTTAATACTGTAGTGAATGGTCTACGTTATGATTATGGTCTTGGTGGTATCCATACTGCTAAATCAGGTATTCATAAAGGAACTGATCAACGACCGCTGAAGACATACGATGTTGCCAGTTACTACCCTAATTTGGCTATCGTGAATAATATTGCTCCAGCACATTTAGGTGAAGCCTTCTGTACGACCTATAGTAAGCTCTACAAGATGCGTAAAGAGCAACCCAAGGGGTCAGCAGCTAACGCAGCGTTGAAGCTAGCACTGAACGGTGTGTACGGTGACAGTGGTAATGAATATAGTCCTTTATACGACCCTCAGTACACTATGTCGATTACAGTTGGTGGTCAGATGCTACTGAGTATGTTGATTGAGCAATTAATCATTAAGTGCGATGCAGAGATCGTCATGGCTAATACTGATGGTTTTGAGTTCTTTGTTGATGCTGATAAATTATCCATATCTGAACAATGTGTGAAAGATTGGGAGACTTTGACTCAGTTGCAAATGGAAGGAGATACTTATAGTGCAATGTTTATTAACAACGTCAATAACTACATATCTGTAACCGACAAAGGTAAAGTCAAGTTGAAAGGTATGTATGAGTACGCTGACTATGATAAGTTAGGATGGGCCAAGAATCACTCAGCCATGGTTATTGCAAAGGCAGTAAAGGCGCATCTTGTAGATGGTATTGACTATGAAGAATTCATTCGATTGCACAGGGATAAATTCGACTTTCTACTGAGGACTAAAGTTCCACGTTCATCTAGTCTAATACTGGTGACTGAAGATGAAGAAATTCCACAGCAGAATATTTGCAGGTACTACCCAAGTAAAGAGGGTGGAAAGCTGATCAAAGTTATGCCACCACTGGAAGGTTCAGACGAATACAGAAGGATCGGAATTGACACTGACTACAATGTGAAGACTTGTAACTCAATCAGTGACTTCAACTGGAAAGACTTGGACTATTCTTATTTCATAAATGAAGCAAAAAAGCTACTAATGGTTTAAAACCTGATACACTCCATCCATGCCTAAAACACGCAATACAACACAAGTCCTCCGACAGATTTATCTACGTATCTCTTTGGGTTCTTGGGTTGGCTACACTCTGGACGAGGCTGGCAATCAAACGCAGGAGTGCATCTACGCTCCTACAAAGAAGTTAGCTAAGGCTTATCTAAGTATGCAAATCAGTGATACACTTAGTGCTACTGAGCAACAAACGAAAGGGAATGTATGAAACCAATTCTAGTAAAAATCGAAGGTTCTCTCGCAGCAAGGTACGTTGATGGTAAGTTCAACCAGATGGTTACGATAGATAGCACAGATAATATCAAAGAAGACATTGAGTACTTCAGGGTTAACGGGATTGAGATTAGAGGAGAAACTGAATGAAAGTCCATACCAGCGTTTCTAACCAATGGTCTTTAGGTATTGGTCTACGCAGGAGTACTACCTATGATAGTCATCGTTGGCAACTGTGGATTACTTATGGATATAAAAGCAAGTCTATTTCTTGGGCTAAGAACCCAAAATCACCAAGGAGCCATAAATGAAACGCAAAGTTAATATCAAAGAAGCATTGAACGCTGTGCTTGGGCGTCTAGTAGGTCAAAGATTCGTTCAATCTTGGTGGAAGACTCCAAACAAAGCCTTCGGTGGTAAAACACCGATTTCACTCTGGAAAGGATCGGCTAGAGATCAGACTGAAGTTAAATTGTATTTAATTCAAGCGGTTATGCAAGAAGGCAGCTAAAGTACACTACAATCACTACATCGAATTAACTAATAAGGAATATCTTGAAGCTCACTACACAGTCCTCTCCAGTCGAAGTCCAAGGTGGTAACAACACAGGCTCGTTCACTATAGCAATGAACGGGAAAGCGTTCCGTGTTCTGTCTGATACACTTTACCAGAACAAATCGGGTTCCATTGTGCGTGAAATTTCTTGTAACGCCTACGATGCTCACGTTGATGCTGGTAAAGCTGATCAAGAGTTCGTCATTCATCTCCCTGATAATTTTGAACCTTGGTTTTCTGTACGGGACTTCGGCAAAGGACTAAGCGCAACTGACATCAGGAGTGTCTTTACCGTGTACTTCCAGAGTACTAAAGAGAATAATAATGATTCAATAGGCGCCTACGGACTCGGTGCAAAGACACCTTTTAGCTACACTGACCAGTTCACGGTAACTTCTTACCAGAACGGAATCTGCACGATCTACTCCGCATTCATCACTGAGTCAGGCGTACCGAACATCATCGAAATGTACAGCAGTGAATCAACTGAGCCAAGTGGTGTCGAGATTAAACTCTCAGTCAAGAGCCAAGACTACGGTAAGTTCAAGAATGAAGTTCAAGAACAGTTGAAATTCTTCAAGGTCAAACCCAAGATTGAGAACGGAACTTGCACTTATCAAGAACAAGGTGGTGTTACTATCCTTGAGACAACTGATGCTCGTATTATTGATACTGGTAATTCTTACTACAAGAAAGCTCCTTATATTATTCAAGGAAACGTGGGTTATCCTTTGGCTATTGATAATCTCAGGGAGGCAATGCCAGAACACTATAAGTTCTTTGAGAGTAACAACGGGCTTTACATTGAGTTGAATTTCGATATTGGTCAAATTGGTGTAACTGCTTCTCGTGAAGGTGTAGAGTACAACGCTCAGACATTGGCTAATATTGACGCTAAGATGACACTGGTTCGTGAGCAGGTCAAGGAGTACATTAATAGTCAGCTTGCTAGTAAAGCAACAGAATGGGAACGCGCAGAGTACTTGAACTCAAGTTCAGTGTTGGGCCGTTTAGCCAAGGATTATCAGTTTAGTACGGCTACAAAATACGGTCAAGACTGGTACTTTCTGCTTGAGACACTGATGCGACCTACTGGTGCAGTTCTTTCTTTAGGTATGGTCTACCACATTGATCGCTCAATGAAGAATAAAAAGCGCAGTGCTGGTAGGGTACGTCCGATCCCTTCAGAGCAGATGCTGGTAGTCCTTAGAGATAAAACACATCTATCTGCCAGTAAGATCAAGTCCATGTTCAAGACCAACCCAAGGTTGCAGCAGGTGTACGAGATTGAAATGTTCGATAAGAACTACAGCATAGACAGCGTTAAAACAGCCCTTGGAGGCTTTGATAACGTAATCTTGATGAGTAGTATTGTTTTACCGTCTACAGCGTCTGGAGTACGTTCTAAGAGTGCTGTGGTGAGCTATTACGAGTACACCGAGGGTGACAATATCCGTGATTGGGAGAAATCTTATGAAGTATTGAAAGAAGTCACTGAGCCTATGGTTTACGTCCAAGTCAAGGACGCTAACTTGATTGATTTTCAAGATGTATCACGTATTAGCCAGTATGAGGAACTGAAGAAATTCGACGATGTACTGGACTTGATTGCTGTGCGTCCAGCCCAAGTGAAGCACTTGAACGAGAACTGTATTACACTAGAGCAGTACATCAACCAGAAGACTGAAGAGCATAAGTCAAATGAGGATTTGTTCATCTACAGGAAGAATGTTTTCTACACTGCTGTTAAATCTCAAGTTCATGATTGGAACAGTAAAGCGAATATGATTACAAGTAAAGCACCAAATAATGAATTGGCTCGTTTGATTAGCTTTGCTAACAAAGTAAAGAAAAGTGCAGTCTACAGTGATAGCAAGATTACGCCTGAGTTCAACGCTAAGGTGAAATTTATGAGGTATCACTCTCTGGTTAGCACTACATTTACTGATCGTAAGTACAAGTTAAATGGGTTCTATCAGGATATACTGAATAAGTACCCTCTTTTGAAGCTCTCACCTTGGGAAATGAACCGCGCCGTTCCTGACTTGCATCTGTGTGAGTACTTGAAGCAAATGCAGAAAGTGCTTTAAGTCCATGTAATTTTTCCACAAAGAGCTAAGATTGGATGTACAATCAAGGCTCTCCAGTAATTAACCCAGTTAAACCTCTTACCTTAAAGGAAAATCATGACAGCATTGAACAATACCCTGAACTTCATCCTTGGCTCTGATAGCTTGACAGTCTTTGTCGATGGAGCTTCCTACACAATCAACAAGCAAGCAAAGACTTACGAGTTAGTTCTGCAAGCAGTACGCTCTAAGGATATCAACGCAGTACGCTCTGCCGTTAACATCAAAGAGACTATCGTTAGTAGCCTGAGTAGCATTAGCACTGATGTGCGGATTGAAGGTGCTTCTATTTTCTATAAAGATCGTGAAGTAACTGGTTTGATCGCTTCCCGTGTATTTGAAGTTATTCGCCTAGGGCTGGATGTACAACCAATGGTTCAGTTCATTGCTAACCTCATGCAGAATCCCTCTAAACGCGCAGTAGACGAGTTGTTTGGTTTCTTGGAGGCTTGCACCTTGCCAATCACACCAGATGGTCACTTCTTGGCGTACAAGCGAGTACGTGAGGATTATCTGGACTGCCACTCAGGTACAATGGATAATTCAGTGGGTAATGTACTTGAAATGGATCGTAACGCTGTAGATGACGATAAGAACCGTACTTGCTCTGCTGGTTTGCATTTCTGTTCGTTTGATTACTTGAAGAGCTTTCACGGTGAACGCATCGTGATCGTGAAGATTAATCCAAAGGATGTCGTGGCAATTCCGGCTGATTATAATAATAGTAAAGGACGTACTTGCCGATACGAGGTCGTAGGCGAGTCAGAGCTAGACGGGTATAAACTTCCGCATACTAAGCTAGACGAGGGGTTTACGTTGGATTTCTGGTACAAAGAAGCGGAAGTACAAGAGGAAGAATTGAATGAAATCGAAGAAGATACAGTACAATACTACGAAGATAAACCAGTGAATTTTAATGGAGTATTGGATGATACTGAAGTACATACAATTCGTGGTATGATTGGTCAACGAAGCCTAGCTCAAATCGCGGATTACTTCGCAGTTAGCCCAAGGACTATTGCACGTATTCGTGATGGTTTGACTTATACTCATGTGAAATAAATAATAGCTTAAGAAAGAAACTAATGAACATTCTAATCGGATCAAGAGCAATGAACTACTGGAACCCCGCTGTTCCTATTCTGGATGATTCTGATTGGGATGTCATTAGTTGTTCTCCAATAGAGGGCGCGGAATTTCACGATAGATTCATCTTGAACAATGATGATTTATTCAGGTATTGTACAGACGAGAAACTTCAATTCAACGGAAATACATTTCATGTGCTTTCATTGAAGGGGTTATCTCTAGTAAAGCGCAGTCATCTGCACCGTGATTTGAGTTTTGATAAGCACATAACTCACTACTGGAAATACCTTGAATATCAGAATAAGTTCTGGAACGAGAGCGACTTGGCTTTCTTAGCTCAAAGAACTCAAATGACTTTAGAGGCATTCCCTCAGGTTAAACCAAACTTGAATCAGTCAGTTGATTCCTTCTTTAATGACGCAGTGTATAAGAGGTACAATCATGACTACCTTCATGAGTTATTTGCTTATGAAGATAGACCTATGTACACTAAGCTACAAATAAATCCAGAGTTAGCCAAATGCAATCTGGAGTTATGGGATAATCTAACCCACAAGCAAAAGGTACAATGTGTAGCTGAAGAAACACAGGTTATAGCTACTGAACGCTTTTTAGTTCCTAAGGACTGGAATTATCCCACCAAGGCAGCTTACATGAAAGCACTTCAGAAGGTTTGTACTACGTTGACTTCTGGTTGGTTCAGGGATTTTGCTCTGGACAATTATCCAAGTGCAGTTGAGTTGTTCAGTAAAAATAAGTTCAATGAAGTGAAAAATAAGTTACTTAGTGAAGTACAATAGAGTCTTAATCCAGTCAACAACAGAAAGGTAAATATGAAAACAGCAAAGGTAGTTTCTTTGAAAGATAAAGTCCAAGTTCTCTTGGACACAGCAGGTTCAGATGTTCTAAATAGTTTCTTTGGTTCAGATACTCCAGAAATTAACAAATGGACGGACGAAGGAAGCGAAACAGAAGTATTCGTTAATACAGCCAAAGGTCTTAATATTGATTACGAACACGTTGATAATCACGGTGGCGAGGGAGAAGGAGAGGATTACTGGTCAGTTTATAAGTTCACTCATGGAACAGAAAATGTTTATGTGAAGTTCAGCGGAAGTTATCAATCCTACGATGGCTCAGACTATGACGAGTGGTTCTTTGTAGTACCAAAAACAGTTGAAGTTGTTCAGTTCTTCCAAGTGTACTAAAGATTCAATCTCTGTTGTATCTGGAGTAAATCGTGATACAATACAGGTTAAGAAAGCGGGTGTAGTTCAGTTGGATAGAACAGTTGTCTTCTACACAACATGTCGGGAGTTCAAGTCTCTCCACTCGCACCAAATGCTTCGGAGTCATTCTCCGATAATCTCGGAAGCTGTAACAGCATCAGGATAAACGAGTTGAAACAATAGATCAAATGACTCAGTACTTGTGCTAGAATACTTTGATAACTCCTGACCAAATACTTGGTTTATCTCTACAATTCAATTGAGATTATGTATAGTTGGTGGACTTGTTTAACCACCTGACAACGACTTGTAAAGGTTAAAAACACTCTGCGTGTTTTAGAAGGGATTATATGAACAGTAAATGAGCTTAGCGTTCAACGGTTATAAACAGTGTAATTTTTGTAAGATTGAAAAACCAGTTAGTGAGTACTGGAAAGATTCTTCAAAACTGGATGGATTAGCGACATATTGCAATATTTGTAAAATGAGGTTTTACAACGCTGATTTAGAACAGTCAAGAAAAGCTGGAAGAATTGCAGCCAGAGCACAGAGATTAAGAAGTCCGCTTTTAAATATGTTAATGCTTGCAAGGTCTAGAGCTAAAAGATTTTGTCTACCATTTAATATAACAAAAGAGGATGTAATAATCCCAGAGTATTGTCCAATTTTAAAAGTAAAATTAGGAGTTGCTGAGAGTAAAGTAGCACCTAGTTCTCCTTCATTGGATAGGATAGTACCGGAACTTGGTTACATCAAAAATAATGTACAAGTTATTAGTCATAAAGCTAATACAATGAAGTCAAATGCTACAATAGCAGAACTACTTCTTTTTGCAGATTGGGTGTACGTAATGTATGGTCATCTGGATTTAAAAGTGGATAATTTATCAATCACTCCATAAGGAAACAAAATGTCAAATACAAATCAAGACTTCTCGAAAATCAGCGGAATGCTTTGCTATGTTCAAATGAATGAACCCGTTAAAGCCTATGTAAAACCCGGCACTCCCCCAAAACCAGACGAATACAAATGTTCAGTAGTTCTTACTTCAGAGGACTTCGTTGATGACTTGGAAAGCTATGCAAAATCACTGGATACAATGTTGAGTCTAAAGAAAGTTAAATCTGCTGAGTTTGAAAGTGTGTACAAAGTAGCGCCACCAGAAGACGCTGGGAAAAATGTTTGGGTACTAACTTTACGGAAATCAACACAATTAGGTAAAACTGGACGCCCTCTGCCTGATATTCACAAACCAAAAGTATTTGAGAAGATTAAGAATACAATGGTAGAAGTGACTACTACAAAGGCTGTAGCAAATGGAAGTTACGGCACAGTGAGTATTGATCGTTTTGATCGTTCCAACGGTGGTTCGTCTTTGTACCTGAAGAATCTACTAGTCACCAACATGATCGAGTACGTCAAGCAAGACTCAGATTATGAAGCTGGAAGTGAATTCGGTGATGATAGTGCAAGTGATGGTAATGGAGGTTCTACTAAGGTTCCAGCATCTGCTAAGACCAAGGTAGCACCAAAGGCTCAATCAAAAGTTGCACCACAGAATGATGAAAGTGACGATTTTCCGTTCTAGAATGAACCAGAAGCTACCTAGAATCAATCAGAAATTACTCTGTTTAATCTAGGTAGTCTTTTAGAAATAACTGCTCAAATCGTTTATAATTAATTCACATTACCTTAAAGGAAACACATGAAAACATTCGGAATTATCGCTCTCATTCTTCTCGCCATTATCCTCATTGGTATCGGCCCAGTCTTGACCATCATTTCACTCAACGCAGTATTCGGATTGACTATCGGAATTACCATCTGGAACTGGCTGGCTATTTTATGGCTATCAATGTTAGTTGCTGGCAGCAAACTTAAGTTCAAGTAAGAAAGGAACTAGCTCATGTTCACCCTCCAAGATTTCATGGTAGCATTCCAGAAATGGGAAGATGACTTTCGCGTTAACCCAGAGAACTACCAGACACCGGAAGATACAGCTTGTGCTGATATCACAGAAGTAAGCCAAGATCGTGCTGTGCATTTTATGGCACTTCTTCGATCAGCAATGCATTAATCATTAACTCTAAAGGAATACACATGTCAAGTCAGAAAGAATTCATCGCTCAGTTAGTCAAGCACTTTACTCACATTGAATCCATCAATGAAGAAGTGAAAGACATCAAAGATTCAATCAAGGAAGCAGGGTTTGATCCAGCGATTCTTAGTGCAGTAGCGAAGGCTATCGTTAAAAATGATGTCGAGTCACTCTTGGCTAAATCCAACGATATTATCGACGCTGTAGAGTTGGCCCGCAGTTAATTGGATTATAAAACCCCGTTTACCGGGGTTTTCCTATTTAGAAGGAATGTAACATAGTGCAGAAATTAGATTATAATAAAGACTGGGGTGAATACTTTAAACTAGATGTTTTAAGCCAAAGTGGGCTTGTGCGAATCAGGAATAAAGTAGGTAAAGACATAGAAGGTTATGTTGTCGGCTACCGTAAGTTTGACGAGAATGGTGAAAAAGACTCATGGCGTTTGCAATTTAAAGATAAAACTTATCAAATCCATAGGATAATTTGGGTTTTGACCTACGGGAGTATAAGTCCTGATCTGGTGATAGATCATCTTGATGGTGACCCATTCAACAATAAAATCGGCAACTTGCAACTAAAGACACCTGCCGATAATCTAAGAAACCAGAGATTACGTAAAACCAATACTACAGGGGTAACTGGAGTTAGTCGAGTAACAACTAATAAGAACCCGCAGCAGTATTACGTGGCAACTTGGGTTGATCTGGACGGTAAAGCAAAGAGTAAGTACTTTTCTATACTTAAACTTGGAGAGTCGGAAGCAAGAGCGCTGGCAACTACCTACCGTGAACAGCAGATACTCAGACTTACTATAGAAGGTGCGAACTACACTGAACGTCATGGAAACTAACAATAAAGGGAAGACAGATGTCAAAAACAATAGCACTATTCGACCTAGATACACCTATCTACAAAGCATCAGCAGCTTGTGAGCAACGTACTATTGAAGTAACCCATACACCAACAGGTGCTACAAAAGTATTTAAGAACAGAACCGAGTTCAAGGAACTGCTTAAATCAAAGGATAAACTTCAACTTATTGAACAGTACGAAATCAAGGATCAACAAGAGGCTGAACCACTGTCTCACGCAATTAAACTCTTGAAGTCACAAGTGGAAGGTGCTCTTGATTACATTTGGCCTGACCATACTGTATATATGTTATCTGGTCCTAAGAACTTCAGAAATGACCTACCACTGCCCAGCCCTTACAAAGGCACCAGAAGTACTATTAGACCATTGTTACTCAAAGAGCTACGGCAGTATGCCAAGAAGCAATTCAACGCACTACAGAGCGATATGGAGGAATGTGATGATATGCAAGTGTGGATGGGTTACGAGGAATTAACCAAAGGTAACAAACCAGTACTGGTAGCCTCAGATAAGGATGCTAAAGCCTACAGCGGACTGTTTCTGTTTAATCCAGATAAACCACAAGAGGGTATAAATGAGATTCCAGCTTTGGGTGAAATCTTCATTGATGATAAGAACAAAGTACGTGCTAATGGTATGATGCAATACGGTCTGCAAATGTGCGTGGGGGACATTGTAGATTCTTATCGTCCGACTGAAATTTGCGGTGTTAAGTTCGGTGAGAAATCAGCTTACAAACTATTGAAGGACTGTAAGACAGAACAAGAGATTCTCGGTGTGGTACAGAAGCAGTACAAGGTGTGGTACAGTTCAGACTTCACGTACACGGATTGTCACGGTAATATTACAGATTCCAACTGGCTAGGTATGATGCAACTTTACCACTCTTGTGTGCGAATGAAAGAGACTAAAAACGATAAATTAAATGTCTCGGAATTCTTTAGTAAATACGGGGTAGAATTACAATGAACACAACAAACCTTCAACAAATCAAAGATTCACTAGCCGAATCAGACATTGTTTACCGTCTACTCAAACGCGCAGAGATACGCAGGTCTATTCCTACCCGTAAATCAGTAATCCAAGGTAGACCAGATCGTATCGCTGAGTTAATGGAAGAGGCAGCCGAAGAGATATACGAGTTAAGGCTGGCGTTTATTGAGAGTATTAAATGAAAGGACTAAATGAGCATCAAGAACGGCTGGCATTACGACGATTCAAACCGAAGGTATTACCGGAACGAAGACGGTAGTAAAGTACCCGAGGAAATCTGTCTGTGCTTTGCTCACGAACCAAGTGAGTGTTGCTGTGACTGTACATCTTGGGGAGATTACCGAGAGGATGAAGGGTATGAGGATTATGAAGACAAAGAAAGAAAGGTTAATAATTATGGAACTGACTAAAGTATATTGTGTAGTAACCACTGATTCAGGAATGGAACTTCACGAAGCACTAGCATGGAAAGAGGGGGAGCGTGTATCACAGTGGTACAGTCGTGCAGGAGATGCTAAACGTAAATCCAAGAGTTTAAATGGACGCACACCTTGGACTAAACCTGTGAGTTATACATTGAGTGAAATGGAGGATATCTAATGAATGAAGATTTGATTGAAAAACTAGATAATCAAGCATGGGAATATGCTGTAGACAATTCTAATGGTCTATACAATGATGGAAGATTAAGTCAAAGAAAACGAGAGAAGTTCACTGAGTTAATCATCAGGGAATGCTCTAATTTTATGGATAATGTCTACCAGTATGATGCACCTAATGGTTCCGGGTATCCTCCAGTTGAAGTAATACTTAAGCATTTCGGATTGACTGATGACTAAGCCAAAAATTGAAACAACTGATCTTTACACAGCAAAAGATATCGCGGCTGTACGTTTACTTCTAACCAAGGAACAAAACGGATTAAGCAAACTAACAGGATTACCTCTGGTTGAACCATGCTTGGATCATAAACATGACATTGCGCAGTTTGTACGTGCGGTAATAAATTCTAAGGAAAATGTAGCACTAGGTGCTATAGAGAACTTGTACGTACGATATGTAAAATACTGGTTCAACGGTACTTACTCGGACTTTCTTAGACAAGTTGCTATCTACCTAGAAGAACCTGAAGATAAGCGTTTTAGGCACAATGGATGGATGGCAAAAGTTAAGGTAGAGTTCAACAAACTCTCAGAAGGTAACAAAGACAAGGTTTTAGTAGAACTAGGACAAACAGCAGGGAAGAATCAAGCTGAACGGAAGAAATTGTTCAGTAAAGCTATCTTGAACAAAGAACTGGGTTATAATAAAATTCTTGGAACTATAAAGAAGTTCAGATAGACCTATTGTGTATTTATACTACTTACTATACTTAGTAAAACTATCTCCGCTTTAGTATAATTTATGGAAGGTATGAATAGTCTAGTATTTTATACTTATTTGTGTTACAATAGAGTTCTAACCAACTAAGGAGATAAATGATTGATAGAACAAAAGCAAAGGAATTACGTGAACTAGGAATGACTTACGATGAAATTTCAAAAGAACTAGGCTGCTCTGTAGCTTGGTGTAAGCTGAATCTTAAAGGAGTAACCAAACACGTTATGGAAGATGCAACAGTGAAGAAACTTGTGGTCAAGGCTAAATCAAAAACAGGTATTACATCTGGAGATATTAGTTACGAAGCACGCAAGATTTATCCGCACGATTTCTCAAAAGAACAAGTAGAGGAACATGAGAAGAACACTCGACGTATTCGTACTAAGATTAAATCCGAAGATGGTACGTTGATTCGTCCTTACTGGGTTGTACCAGATCAAGCACAGGCTATTTTCTATAGTATGCTACGGAAGTTACAAGCCAAAGATGAACGTGACCAAGAGGACATTGATGATCTTCGTGCTGAATTTGATTTAGATGAGTCGTATGTTAACAGTCTAAAGTACGCACTTTACTCTATGTCAACTATCGGTAGCAAGATTCTAAAGCATTCAGTTGTGCATGAAATCGACCGTATTGGGGAGATTGTAGAAGAACTAGAAAAGCGTAATAACCCAATTCCAAAGGTTAAAATTAACGCAGTACCTAAAGTTACTCCACAGAAAAAAGCATACACTGTAGAAGTACCGGCTGACTTTAAGAACAGCAAGGAAGGTGTCCGAATCAAGAATCCAATTGACCTTTCAGACATCGAAGAATTTATTTACTAACACAAAGGAACTAATGAAACATTCTGAAGTCATCACTAACAAAATCATTGAACTTAAAAAAGCAGGGTGTAAATCCCGTTATATCGCAAATCTTCTTTGTGTATCAAAGTCCAGTGTGAACTACGTGTTTAATCGGCACATGAAAACGCAAGTTCAAACACAGGAGGGACCGAAGGTACTCTTCTTTGACTTGGAAACAAGCGCTGCACTTGTGTACTGCTTCGGGCGTCATAAGCAATATCTGAATCAAGACTCCATAAAGATTGAAGGCGGCAAACTCCTTTGCTCTGGCTACCGTTGGATGAACGAGAAGAAATCGACTGTTCTCTACAATAAAGCTGAAGTAAAAGCCCACAGTGACTACGCTGTATGTCTTGCAATGTGGGACTTGTTTCACCAAGCTGATATCGTCGTAGCACATAATTTAAAAGGTTTCGACTTCAAGATGCTGGAAGTACGCTGTTTAGCTAACGGTCTACCTCCATTGCCTACTGTGCAACTGATTGACACCTTGGACATTGCACGTAAGAAGTTCCGATTTCCTAGCAATAAACTGGATTCATTGGCAGCTTATCTTAACATTGGACGCAAGGTTACACACTCAGGTATCTCTCTTTGGGTCAACGTCCAAGAAGGTGACGAGAAAGCCCTTAGCGACATGATTGAATACTGTGAGGGTGATGTTGATTTACTATACGATGTATTTATGGAGCTTCGTGGGCGTGGACTGGTCAGTGGCGTGAACTTTGCTAATTACTACGAGGATAATACTCCACGTTGTAAGTCATGCGGATCGGACAAATTGAGTTACACTGGTAGGACTGTGACTACACCAACAGGTGCATTCAGTGAAGTACAGTGCGGTGAATGTGGATCGCTACAACGCACTAAGACGAACAAGCTCAGTAAAGAGAAACGTGCAAGTCTAATGGCGGCTCCAAAGGCTGCTAGCTAATTGAAGTACAACCCTCCCTAATACGGAGGGTTTTTCTACGACCAAAAGGAGGTTTAAATGAGGATTCGCGTAAACAAGTGCAGTGATAGTTTATTGTGGTATCATGACCGTATCGGGGAGATATTTGAGGTTCTGCGTGTACTGAAGGAACCAAACGGATATTCTTACTGGGTTCGGGTGGGTGGTATGTTTAATACGACAAATTTCGTATATAATTTTGACTGTTCTGAAGTTAACGACAACGAGTAAAGGAAACAAATGAAACTGCATAATCCATTCAGTAAAGAACCAGATATTAGCCTATTCCTCTCTGTAGTGATAGTTCTTCTTTGTGTACTGGCAGGTTTAATCTACATTACACTTCTATACCCGCCTATAGGTGCAGTGGCTTTTGTAGCTGCCGCTGTACTCAGGATTATCTATAACGTATTAACAGGGAGATAATATGAAGTTCTATAACCCATTTAAAGTCAGTGACAGAAATGGAAGTGTTAGCTTAATTGTAAGTATAGTTATACTTTGCTTTATAAGTATGATTTTTCTGGGTTTTATAGTTTCGGCTATTCCTAGTTTTTACACAATATGTTTGTTTGCAGTGCTAGCTATATCCCGCGTTGTATACGCAGTAATCAAAGGAGATTAATATGTTATACACTGTAGAAAGAAACTATTGCAACTGTCATCCAGAAACCTGCTGTTGTAATCCATATAAAATTGTAGATACAAACGGAGAGAAATTTGAAACTTTCTATACAAAGGAAAAAGCGCAGATTGTAGCTGATGCTTTAAATTCATCAAAGGAGATTAAATGAAAGATAACGAAGTTAAAATCTACAGTGTTATCGTGGATGCTGAAGGGAATGACAAATGGATTGAAGATGGTGTATTTGTGAAAAAGCCCAAGTTAAAGACTGAGGTTAAACCGAAAGGAGTAAACGAGCATCTGGTCAACTCCATCATAGAGGCTATCGGATTGAATAAAGAAGGTGTTATACTTCATAGTACTGAACTTAGTCGTGTAAATTCTAACTCTATCACTATATTGGTAAAGTACTACACTCATCTTGATTCGTATGGAATACTACCAAAGCCATTTAACGTTCTAAATTGAACAAATGATTTACTAAGAACTACGACGAAAATGAATTAAAAATCATTGGATATATGCTTGGCGATGGTGGGTGTACTCATACGAGTCCTATTTTTACAAACGCAGATGAAATTATATTGAGTGACTTGATAAATGCATTGCCAGATGGAGTATCCCTAAAACATATAATTACTTACGATTATAGAATATCCGGCGGCAGAGGAAATTCTTCTAATCCAGTTACGGAAATTCTAAGAAAACACAGAATGGTATGTTTGGCGAAACATAAACGAATACCCGAATTTGTATTTTCTCTAAGCAATAAATATGTCGCTATTGTTCTCAATGCTTTGTTTGCATGCGATGCCTATGTTTATCACAAGGGATTTGGTATTACTTTGGCGAGCGAAGGAATGATTGATGATATTCGACATCTCCTGCTCAGATTTGGGGTAGTGTGCCGAAAGCGGTATCGCCAAATACATCTTGAAGAAAAGAATTTTGACGCATGGGAAATTATTTGCTCGGACTTGGATGGAATTATTTCTATTGCCGACAATATCGGTATTTTAGGGAAACAGGATAAGCTAGAAAAAGTTATTGGAGAAAAGTCGAGTGCAAGAAAGAACACAAAAGACCTTGTGGCCGATTTTGATATTGATAGTCTTTATGAGATTATTTCAAACAGCAAATTATCTGGTACTAGTCGTGGATACTCAGATCAAATTGGGTATAACTTACTTCGAGCTTGTCGTCAAGAAAACGTATCTCGTCCGTTCGCAAAACTACTCTCAGATCATTTTGGAGAACAGCAAGATAGGGCCTACTCTGATATTTTCTGGGATCGCATAAAGTCAATTGAGTATATTGGTAGAGAAGAAGTGATGGATTTGACGGTAGAGGATGGACATAATTTTATTGCTGATGATGTTTTTGTTCATAATACCTCCTACGGTGTCTGGTGGTTATGGCGCGAGATACAGGAAAAAGGTAGTGGAGATTATTTGGTCGTCGCCCCCACTTTCCCACTTCTGGACAAAAAACTACTTCCCGAATTCCTTAAGGTGGTTCCCGCCCAGCTTGGAATGGGAAGATGGTGGGCGGCAAATATGGTGTAAGAGATATTCGATCCCGAAACCGGAAAAGGCGCAAAGCGATTTCACGATCCGATGTATGCGCGAGTAATGTTTTGCTCCGCGAAGAATGCCGACTCACTCGAATCTGCAACCGCTAAAGCAGCCTGGCTAGACGAAGTTGGGCAGGATTCTTTTACCGTTTCCGCGTGGGAAGCGGTACAACGTCGGCTTACTCTCGCGCAAGGCAGAGTATTGGGTTCTAGCACGATTTATAACTGGGGGTGGATGAAGCAACAGATTTATGACAAATGGAAAAATGGCGAATCTGATGACATTGACGTAATTCAATTCCGCTCAATTGCTAATCCAATGTTCCCGCGCGAAGAATACTTTCGAGCCATGAAAACAATGCCGCTCTGGAAGTTCAGAATGATGTACGACGGCGAATACGACAAGCCAGCGGGTATGATTTACGACGCATTTGATTTCGCTCTTTGTAAAGTGCCAACATTCTCCATTCCCGACTCGTGGCCTATATACGTGGGCGTTGACTTTGGCGGTGTTCACATGGCGGCTCTTTTCACTGCTCAAGACCCGGACAGTAAGCGTTTCTATCACTTTGAAGAATACGTCAAAGGCGGATTGTCTATTCCCGATCACGCTAAAAACTTCAAGGAAATAGTTGGTAATCGACCCCTCCGCTGGATTGGTGGGGCTGCCCCAGAAGATCAATGGC